GTATTAACTGTAGCAGGTGGAATACCTTCTTGGGCTACACCAGCATCTGGTGGTGGAGATGTATATTTAGCTGGAGGTGCATCAGCAGCAGCTCCACAAACTTTTACTGGATATAATAAATTTAATAATGCACTATCTGTTAATTCTATAACACCATCAACAGGACAATTAAATCTTACTTGCGGTGCTATAGAAATGATTAACGCCCCTACACAATTATCATTAACAATAAATCAAGAAACACTTGAATTTCAAGTATCAAATAGTGTAGGTGATCCAACATCAATAATTTTAGAAGTATTTAATGATATTGGTTTAGGAGTCCAAGCAATGAATATTTCATATACTGGAATAAATTTAGGTGTACCTTTAACTACATCATATATATATGCTGATTTTAATTATACCCAATTTATTGGTTATCAAAATACTAATATTGTTGGTTCTGTTACATATATTGGTGGAATACAAGTATTGGCATCATATCCTATAACATCATCTGGTATATGGACTTTTTGTTGTGCTGCTAATCCATGTAATAATGGTGGTATTTCTTTATCAATAGATAACGGTTCTTTTAACCAATCTTCTATTTCCAGTTCATCATCAACATCTGCCGCTCTTTCATTATCGTTAACTCAATATATGGCAGCAGGACAAACAATGTATTTTTTATATACATCAGGAAATCTTACCACGATATCAAATGTATCGTTAATATCAGTAAGAGTAGCTTAAAATCTATATACTTATTAAGTATTTTAACAAATAATCTATAAATAGATTAAAATCGGTAATAATCTAAATAAAACGCCTATTTAGATTATTATATTGAAGAAATCTAATGAAAATCTAACAAAAATAGATTTAAATATGAATTAATTTTAAAATTAATTCATATTTAAATCTAAAAATAATCTAAATTCGCTTGTTATTCATTAGATTATTACAATTATTTAATCTAATAATGAATTTAAAGATAATACCTTATAATACTTTATAATGCCTAAAATTAATACAGATTTTTCTAAAGTAATAATCTATGAAATTATAAATAAAGAGAATAGTGAATGTTTATATATTGGTTCAACAACAAATTTTAAAAGTCGTAAATCAAGTCACAAGAGAAACACTATAAATATTAGTAGTAAAGAATATAATTATAATATTTATCAAAATATTAGAAATCTTGGTGGTTGGATTTTTACTGAAATGGTATTAGTTGAAAAATATGAAGATTGTAAAGATAAATTAGAACAATTTAAACGAGAGCGTGAATGGTATGATATTAAAAAACCAACAGGTAATATTTTAAGACCTAATATTACAATAGTAGAACATCAAGAATATCAAAAAGAATATCAAAAAGAATATCAAAAAGATTATTACCAAGAAAATAAAGATAATATAATAAATCATGTTGCATCTAAAAGAAAAGAAAAATCAGAAGAATATAAAAAATATCAAAAAGAATATTTTCAAAAAAATAAAATAAAATTAATGGCTTATACAAAAGAATATCGGTTAAAAAATAATATACATATTTAGTAAGTATATAGAAGCCCCCCCTTTTCTCTCAAATTATTATATTAGATTTAGTAAAATATAAAATAATATCAGTTTATAATATAAGACATGTCTGTTTCCTTAACGCATTTGAACGAAAAGATTTATTTTGATGTTGTCATTAGCAATTTGCAAACTATAGATAAACCCCCACCGCCTTTGTATTTTAATGAAACAAGAAATATTCCTTTTTTGTTTAATCCGCAAGAGTATTTGATGTCAATTATTCGCTTTAGTGTAGAAACACCAACACTTCCTGTTTTTATTTGTCAGATTCAACCAAATCAACCTGACATTAATTTAAGCATATATTCAGTTTCTCTTTCTTATAATGTATTAGGCGGTGCTACTTATACTCAACAAACATATGTAGAATTTGTTCCGCAAAATCAAGCTGTTAAATTACCTATTCCACCAAATCAAACTGCTACCACTTTACAGGACAATTCTACTGGATATTACTATATTTATTCTTATCAATATTGGATTTTTTTAATTAATCAAACTTTCCAAACATGTTATAATGGTTTAGCAGCTCAATTTGCCGCTGCTGGTGGTATCTTGCCAAGCGTGTATACACCAGCAATGTCTTTTAGCACATCTTCGCCTGATGCTGTTGCTATATTGAATGTAGCTATTGATGGATATGATTCATCTAAAGCTAATAGTATAAAAATTTATATGAATCCAGCAATGTATCAATTATTTAGCAGTTTTCCAGTATATATAAAATCATTATCTGGAAATAATCAAGGTTTGAATGTGCAGTTGCAAACTACAACTTTTGGTGGTTTTCAAGCTATTGATTATCCATTATATAATAATACAACACATACTGTTATACCTGATGTTCCATCAGTTCAATGTTTCCAAGAATATTCAACTATATCTCTTTGGACTCCTGTTATTTCTGTTGTGTTTTGTTCTAATACTTTACCAATAGTTCCAACTAATTTAAGCACTCCTGTGCTTATTAATAATGGTGCTATTTTTACAGGTAATCAAGGTAATAATTCAAATACAGCTCCAGTTATTACAGATATTATAGCAGACGCTGGAATATATAAACCAAATATTGTTTATAATCCATCAGCCCAATATAGATGGGTACAATTATTCGGAAATACTCCTTTATCCAATTTAGATATAGTATGTTATTGGAAAGGGAGAGATGGGGTTTTAAATCCTCTTCTTCTTTCTTCTGGATCAACTGCTACATTAAAAATCCTATTTGCCAAGAAAAGTAGTTTAGGAAATATTAAAGGAACTTAACTTTAGCAAATTATATAAATATATTTTAAAAATAATAATATATTTATAGTTTATATAATGAGTACTTTCAAAACAGCTTTAATTGAAGACGCACGAATTGCTATGATTACGGATGAAGAGGTGTATGGAGTTCAGTCTTCGGCTTCGCAATCTACTTATCAACAATTTAACGCTATTTCCATTGCTAATTCATCTGTGGTTTTCAATGTGCAGATCCCTTCTGAAAATATTTTGATAGATCGTCATGTTCTTCTTCAGTCTAAAGTGGCTATTACAGTTGCTGCTGGTTCGGCAACTGATGCCGCATATCAAGTTCCTGTAGGTGCTAATGTTGATTTTATATATGGTCTTAATTCGGCTTTCCAAGCTTTTCCTTTGAATAGTTTGATGACGACTACACAGCTAACACTTAACAATGTGTCTACATCAACCAATACGGCTGATGTTTTAGCACCTCTTTTGAAAATGAACGATAGTCGGATGCTTTCTCGCTGGAATAGTTTGACACCTAGTATGGTTGATGCCGCATATGGTGTATATATTGATGGTGTTCTTACAAATAACAATTCTTTGGCATCTTTCAATAACAATTCATATGATAATGATGTGATGCCACGAGGTGCTTTTCCTTGTGATATTGTGGTGCAGCATTTTATTGGTGGGGTATATGCTGATGATTCTCTTGTTTCAACGGCTGTTACTGATACTTGGCTATTTACTTTAGGTGCTATTTTCACTGAACCTTTCGTTGCTTTGAGTCCGTTTATTAACACTGATCCTGAAAATCAGGCTGGTCTTGTGGGTATTAATAACTTGTCGCTTGTTCTTAATATTGATAGCACTTGTCATCGTCTTTTTTCGTCTGCTTGTCCTTATATTACTGGAATTACTTTAGGAAATTCTGTTGCTGTCGGAAATATTTTGCCTTCATCTACTGGTCTATCTGCTACTAAATTGTTATTCAATTTCTTAAGCTTACAGCCAGAGCAGTATGCCAAGATAAGCACCAAGAATGTTGTTCCTTATATGGATTATCCTCGTTATTTGACTTCACAGGCAAATTCGCAAGCAATTCCTGCTTTATCTTCGTCTCAAACTATTTCTAGTATGAGTATTCAGTTGAATCAAGTTCCTGATATGATTTTGATAGTTGCTCGTGAACCTCTTGGTAATCAGGACTGGTCTAATTCAGCTTCGTTTTTAGCAATTCAGAATATTTCGGTCAATTTCAATAACTCGTCTGGACTTTTGGCAACGGCAACACAGCAAGATCTATATAATTTGTCTGTCAGGAATGGGTCAGCCCAATCGTTTTACGAATTCGC